GGGTTGGGCGTGGGGGTTACGCCGAGTGCTTCCAAGCTTCAGGTTGGATTGAGTGCTGTTGCTGCGGTTCCTGCTGCTGGTGCAACCGGACACAATTTTGCATTCGGAAGCACATCGTATGGTATTGCTGGTGGTGCTTTAACCAGCGGCAATTCGTACATCCAAGCCACTCGCTGGGATGGTACGGCTACAAATTATGACCTGTTGCTACAACCGAATGGAGGCAACGTCGGCGTGGGGGTTAGTCCCACTAATAAGTTTGAGGTCAAAGTTTCTCCAGCGAGTGCTTCGTTTGATGGTTTGCGGGTTTCTGATTCAACCAGAGTGGTTTTGGCTGGCCAGACTGGAGCCACCTACAACTATCTTGGAATCGGCGCAAATCAGAACATGATTTACGCCAGCGGTGGTCGGCTTGATGTTGTTGCTGATTCTCAACTGCTTTATCTCAGGACAGGAACCTCCGCTTATGCTGTTCTAGACACCTCCGGCAACGTCGGCGTGGGGGTTACGCCGAGTGCGTGGTTGATCGGAAAGGTCATCCAGATTGGAGCGACTAGCGGTGCATTCTTTTACGGAGCGGGTGGCCAGTGCATTTCAGGTGTTAATGCTTATTACGACACTGGATGGAAATACGCTGCCAACGGATTTGCTAATTACTACCAACAAAGCTCTGGCAACCATACTTGGTACAACGCCCCCAGCGGCACCGCTAACAATGCCATCACTTGGACCCAAGCGATGACGCTCGACGCGAGCGGGAATCTGTTGGTGGGGACGACGAGTACTTCAAATACAACTCAAGGATTCAAAATCCTTTCAACAGGAAGATTTTATGGAGTAATGGCTACCGGAGGGTATGCCATTATGAATCACACAGGCGGATCTGGAACTGAGTACATTTATGAGTTCCAGAGAGCCGGAACCGCTGTTGGTTCAATTACTACAACCACAACTTCAACGGCTTATGTTACTAGTTCTGACTATCGACTAAAGGAATCGGTTGCTCCGCTTTCTGGCGGTCTTGCTCGTGTTAATGCGCTCAAGCCGTCGATTTACAAATGGAAGTCTGACGGCTCCTCTGGCGAAGGCTTCTTGGCCCACGAATTGGCCGAGGTTGTTCCTTCTGCTGTTACCGGAGAAAAAGATGCCGTGAACGAAGACGGCTCAATCAAAGCTCAGGGAGTCGATCTGTCAAAGGTCGTTCCGATCTTGGTTGCTGCCATCAAGGAACTCACCGCCCGTGTTGAAGCTCTGGAAGCCTAATCTACCATGACCACTATCTCTTGGATCATCGAACGCCTTCTCGTTAAACCGACCGAAGGCGACAAAACCGATGTCGTTATCACCGCCGACTGGCGATGCAACGGCACCGAAACCACCGGAACCGGCGACGACGAGAAGACCTACAGCGGCACCTGCTACGGCAGCGCGTCGTTCGCTCCGCCGACCGAGAACTTCACGCCGTATCCTGATCTGACCGAGCAGCAAGTCCTCGGCTGGTGCTTCGCCAACGGCGTCGATCAGACCGCCATCGAAGCCAACGTCTCCGCACAGATCGCTGATCAGATCAACCCTCCGGTCATCGCTCCGCCGCTGCCGTGGGCTCCTCCGGTGATGATCGTCCCTCCGATGCTGCCGCAGGTTGAGCCGGTTTTGGTTGCGGATCAGCCTGTGTCTGCCGACACTGCGGCCTGATATGATCAAGATCGAACTCACTCCCCAGCAATTCAACCAGCTCTATGAGCTGCTGGTCATTGGCATGAAGGCCGGCAACGTCAACAACATGAAGGTCGGCCTGCCGCTGGTGGACATCCTCGAAGCTGCCGCCGCACAACATAAGCCCGAGTAAAACAATGGACGCGACCAGTCATGGCGGTGGATTCGGAGGCATCATTGGGTTGCTGGGAACAGCGACCGTGGCAATGGTCGCCTCATACATCCCGGAGCTCACCGAGTGGACGCGGTTCCTGACCGCGCTCGCCGCTCTGATCGCCGCCATCACGGCCCTCTACAAAGCCATCAAAAAGAAATGAACCCCAACGTTTCCTCTCTCATCCGCCACGGCCTCAGCGCCGCCGGCGGTTTCCTCGTCGCCAAGGGCATGGTCAGCCTCGATCAGGTCAATGAGATCGCCGGTGCGATCATCACCCTGGCCGGTATCGGCTGGTCCGTGTTCAAGAACAAGAAGTCCGACAAGAAGCCCGAGTAACATCCCGTCAGCACGGCAAAACCACCGCCAGCGGGATCACCCATTCCGCTGGCGTTTCTGTTATGGACCCACTCACAAGCATAGCCCAAGGAGTGGCCAACGCGGCCCTCAACAAGATCATCGATCAGAAAGACCAAACCCTTGAAGACGGACAGAAAGACAATCGCCTGCGCGACGATCTCACTGCTCGCGTCGTTGCTGCCGGGCTGCACCCCGACAAGAGTAGTGATGGTCCCTCCAGGACAACCCGTCAGACTGGCTGAATCAGTCAAGGCCCACGTGTGGGCTAAAGATGCCAGCGGGAACACCGTCAAAAGCCGAAACCGCGTGACAATCAGCGAAGGTTGGTACGCACTACCCCCAAGAGAATAGTATGGGAACCCCACTCACAGGCAGTACCGTCGCCAGCACATACACTGGCCTACTCAAGACCGCCGACAACGCCGCACTCACCGCGTCACTCAAGGCTGTCAGCGACGGCAGCGGAACCGATTCCGCGCTCCAAGTCTCCACCACCGCAGCCAACATCAACGGTGATCTGACCGTCGCCACCAACAAGCTCACGGTCGCATCGGCCAGCGGCAACACCGCCATCGCTGGCACCCTCACCGTCACCGGTGCCACCTCGCTCAGCTCGCTCATCACCAGCGGCAACGCCACGATCGGCGGAACGCTCGGTATCAGCGGTGGCCTCACGATCCCCGGCACCTTGTCGGTCACCGGAATTTCCACGCTCACCGGCGCGGTCGGCATGGGCAGCACCCTCAATGTCACGGGACTCTCCACGTTGGCCAGCCTTGGTGTCACCGGCGCTGCTACCATCGGAACAACCCTCGGTGTCACCGGACTCTCGACTCTCGGAAGTCTCTCGGTCACCGGCGCTTCCACGCTCGACAGCCTCGGGGTCACCAATGCTGCCACCATTGGCACCACGCTTGGCGTGACCGGACTTTCCACTCTCGGAAGTCTTTCGGTGACCGGGGCTTCAACACTTGCGAGCGCCAGTATTACGGGTGCTGCCACTGTCGGAACCACACTCGGTGTGACCGGCGCGACCACACTCGGTGATCTCGCTACCACTGGGAACACTACAATCGGAAACGCATCCGGAGATTCGCTTACCGTCACAGCGGGGGCTGTCACGATCAACAATCTGCCGTCCAAAACAACGCCAGTTGATGCAGACACGATACTTATCAGGGATTCAGCAGCATCCAACGCCCTGAAGACATCCGCGATTTCAAGCATCAGCTCGGTTAAATTTGTTTGGTCGGAGGAGATTGTTAAGCCGTCAGGTGCGGGACAAGTCATGTCCATTTCATCTGGAGTTGGAACTGCAATTCAGGAAAGCGGTTCCACCAGCGATTGGACTTACACTTGGACTCCGAAAACGGTCGGAAACAAGGCGTTGATCAGAGTTTCGGTCCCGTTCCAACCGCAAAACGACGGCATTTGCTATGTTGGAATAGCGCAATCTCCTTACGCTCAACCTGGTGACGTCATATCCGCATCTGGAGTGTATGCTGAATCCACATCGTTCAACACGATGAGCACGGATATCTTTTTCGTATCAACCGCTTCCAGCCATACGTTCAAGATTCTCGTTACATCAAATCAGACGATGTCTATCACGGTTGCTGCGAATGGTAGCGGCTCATACTTCAATCAGTCTGGATCAACCTTTCACGCTAAGGTCCACTTTGAGTTGATTGAATTCGCATGAAACCCTCCGAAGTAGCCCAAGCGGCTTGCGACAAGCTCTCGTTCACGGACTCGGCCACGCTCGCGTTGGCCAAGAAGTTCTGCATCCGCCGCTACTCGATGATCTGGGACTCTTGCCTCTGGAACGATACCCTCGGTGTCGTTTCCACATCGGTCACCAACGGCCAGGAACTGGTCACCATCTCGCAGTACGTCACCGCGATGTACGCCTCCGGGACAGGCTACAACATGTTCCTCGACTTCCCGGTCGCCTCCCGCTTCACCATCACCGGCGACACCGATGGAATCGAAGTCCCCGCCGCAGAATGGGTCTCGTTCTTCCAGCTCGATCCCAACACGTGGAACAACGTGGACAGCCGCAAGTCCACCCCCGGCAACTTCGTCAACTGGGCTCGCGTTCTCGGCGTCTCCTACGGCGAGGCCGGTGTCCCGCAGATCAAGCTCATCCCGACGCCCAACACCGACGGCACCCTGTTCATCCTGGGCAAGAAGCAGTCGCAGATGCGCCAGTTCGGTGAGGCGACAACCATCTCCAGCGACACCAACTTCGAGCTGCGAGGTGTAGAGAACGCACTCATGGCCTACACCGAAGGAGATCTCCTCGAATACTCCCGCCAGTACGGCAAGGCGCAGGCCAAGTTCCAAGAGGGTGCAGCTCAAGTGAGCATTATGAAGGACATGGAGCGTGGCCAACAGCAGCAGATCAGCCGCATCATCCCGGATAGCCTCTACGATTACACGTTTCAGGACATCCTCTAATGCCCTTCCAATCCACAGACGCTCTCGATGACCAGATGCTTCTGGATGGAAGCAATGGTTTCTCCACCGGTGTCATCTCCGCGACCCGTCCCGATGCCATCCCTGCCACGAGCATGGAAGAGGCCATCAACATGGACTATGACGACTTCGGCAATCTCGTCACTCGTCTCGGGACCATCTCGCTGGCCGGTAATTCCGAATCGCGCAACTGGGAAGACATCATCACCAACTGGGAGTCCACCACTTCCAACTTTGCCAGTAACCTGCCCACCAACTCGCAGGTCTTCTCTGGGTTCTACTTCGATACCGCCGCGTCCGAGCGCCTCGTCATCGCTGTCCTGAACCGCAACACCGGAATCAAAAGCCTCTACTACGGCTCCCCTGGTGTTTCGTACAACGCGATCGCCAGCTCGACGATCGATGCGTCGGCCAACTTCGTCTACTTCGCTCAGCTCAACGACAAGCTGTTCTACGCCGACGGGTATAGCGCCCTGCGTTATATCACCAGCGCCAACGCCAACTCGGCCATCACCGCTGGCAAGATCAGCCGCATCGATGTCATCAATCAGGGGTCGAATCTGTCGAGCGTCCCAACGGTGACCATCTCGGCTCCGCCCAGCGGTGTTACCGCTACGGCCACAGCCATCTGCGGTCTCGATGGCAACGTACTGTCCATCCGCATCGACAACCCCGGCAGCGGTTACACTACGGCTCCAAGCGTCAGTATCAGCGGCGGCGGCGGCGCTCACGCGATCGCATTCGTATCTCTCGCAGCTCCCGCCAAGCCGCTTTACCTCACCACCCACACCAACCGCCTGTGGGCGGTGTCCGCAGACACCTCGGTCCAGCCCGATACGCTATACTTCTCGGATCTACTCGACGGCGAGTCATGGGATCCGCTCGGCTCCATACGCGTCGGAGGCGACGGAGACCCCATACGGGGACTCTACTCGTGGTTCGGGTACAAGCTGCTCGTATTCAAGGAACGCTCAATCTGGAGCGTGGATGCCGATCCTACGCAGGATCCTGCCGATTGGGTCATCTCACTCGTATCCGGCAACATCGGATGCTCCTCGCACCGGTCCATCGCCGCTGTCGGTGCCGATGTCTTCTTCCTGTCCCGCGACGGCATCCGCTCGATGGCGCAGATCCAAGCTGGCACCCAGACCAG